AGGGCCTGATTATAAGTCGGGCTCTATGCATTATGTCCATAACCAATCTGTGCTTAATGGAGCTTACATTATATACCTTATTCAAGAGGTTGTTGATAGTAAGTCCTACAAGATATGGATTCAAGGTAATGGGGAGATACTCTTGTGGAAGCAATTTAATGAAAACATGCCGATATCGGTTGAGTACAACATAAACTTTTAATATGAGGTCACCATTTAACTTTATCGTAAAGCCAAAGGATGGAAGACGTTATGACAATATTAAGAAGATAGGTGATATAGATTTTATAACTAGTTCTTCTCAAGAAGATCACACTGTATCTAACAGGTATGCAGAAGTTGTGGCTACACCTATTCATTACGATGGCGATATAACACCAGGAGATACGCTGATTGTACACCACAATGTTTTTAAGTACTTCTACGATATGAAGGGTAATCAAAAGAGTGGTAAGAGCTACTTTAAGGATGACTTGTTTCTAGTAGATGATTACCAATACTTCTTATACAAACACAATGGGGAGTGGATGGCAAAGGATGAGTTTTGTTTCGTTAAGCCAATCCCTAAAGAGGATTACTACTTAGATTACAGTGGAACAGAGCAACCTTTAGTGGGCACTGTGAAGTACACAAATAATAAGCTACTTAGCATGGGTGTTGGTAATGGTGACTTAGTGTCATTTAAGCCGGATAGTGAATATGAATTCGACATCGATGGAGAGAAGCTCTACAGGGTATTTACTAAGATGATAACAATGAAACTCTAATGAACTCAAAAGAACTCAAGATAGAAATTATAAGAGCAGCTGAGAAAGCTGTGAAGGAACTTATTAAGGTTGCTAAGGAGGATATAATTAAGAAGAATCTTGATGATTTGTCTCCTGAAATAGCTGCTGATAGGTTAAAGAATGCTGCTGCTTCTAAGAAGTTAGCTATATTTGATGCCTTCGAAATACTATCTAGAATAGATTCAGAGAGGTCTTTAATAGAGGAGGAAGATTCTAACACGAAAGACATGAACAGCTTTGCAGAACGAAGAGCAAAATAGAGATTTATATAAGAAGGTTTCTGTCATACCCAACCAAGCGTTAAAGGTTAAGAATAAAGCCAAGACGTTTAAGTATGGTTATGATGAGAAGTATGACGTTGTCGTTATATCTAAGGATGGAACAGTAGGCGAGGTCATAAACATCAATGGAATAAATATAGGTTTGCCTCTAGTTCCTAAAGAAGTACACAGAAGAAGCTCTAAAAAAGCTGAACAATACTGGGAGGTACAAGAGTACCCTAAACAACTACAAAAAATTAAATCCATTTTTCAATGGAACGAAGCTCCTAAAGACTTTAAGTCTAGGTGGGTTGACTATATCGAGTCTGAGTTTGATAAAAGAGACGATGGTTATTGGTTCTACAATAACGGCATTCCTACATACATAACAGGAACACATTACATGTACTTGCAGTGGACTAAAATTGATGTTGGTCATCCTGATTTCAGGGAGGCTAACAGGGTATTCTTTTTATACTGGGAAGCATGTAAGGCTGATAATAGATGTTTTGGAATGGTCTACTTAAAGATAAGGCGTTCTGGATTCTCATTTATGTCTTCAGCAGAGTGTGTAAACACAGCTACATTAGCTAAGGATGCGAGGGTTGGAATGTTATCTAAGACAGGTTCTGATGCTAAGAAAATGTTTACAGATAAGGTCGTGCCTATATCAAGTAACTACCCGTTCTTTTTTAAGCCCGTGCAGGATGGTATGGATAAGCCTAAAACAGAGCTAGCGTATAGAGTACCTGCATCTAAGATTACTAAGAAGAATATGTATGACTCTGATGAAGATGAGATTGCAGGATTAGATACAACGATTGACTGGAAGAATACTGATGACAACAGTTATGATGGGGAGAAGTTATTACTGCTAGTACATGATGAGAGTGGTAAATGGATTAAGCCAAACAACATACTAAATAACTGGCGTGTAACAAAAACTTGTTTACGTTTAGGTAGTAGAATTATCGGTAAGTGTCTTATGGGTTCAACATCCAATGCATTAGAGAAGGGTGGTAACAATTTTAAGAGCTTGTATCATGATTCTGACCCTAAAGACAGAAACGCCAATGGACAAACCAAAAGCGGTATGTACAACATATTTATTCCAATGGAATGGAATATGGAGGGATTTATAGATAGATATGGGATGCCTGTCTTCGATAGTCCTGATAAGCCTATTTTAAGCGTTAGTAACGAAGAAATAAAGCAAGGAGCTGTTGACTACTGGAACAATGAAGTAAAGTCCCTTAAAAACGATCCTGACGCTTTAAATGAATTCTATAGACAATTCCCTAGAACAGAGTCGCACGCATTCAGGGATGAAAGCAAGTCTTCTATATTTAACTTGACTAAAATCTATCAACAGATGGATTATAATGATAACCTAATTAAAGACAGGGTATTAACAAAAGGATCATTCCATTGGAAGGATGGTAAAGTAGATTCTGAGGTTATATGGACACCAAACGATAGAGGTAGGTTCCTAGTTTCGTGGATACCTAACAGTACTTTGCAGAACAGGGTTGATATGAGGAACGGTTCTAAGTTCCCTGGCAATGAGCATATGGGTGCTTTTGGTTGTGATAGTTATGATATATCCGGAACAGTAGGTGGTGGAGGTTCTAATGGAGCATTACATGGTATTACTAAGTTTCATATGGAGGATGCACCATCAAATGAATTTTTCCTAGAGTACGTAGCTAGACCACAGACAGCTGAGATATTCTTTGAGGATGTTCTTATGGCTTGTGTGTTTTATGGTATGCCTATATTGGCGGAGAACAATAAACCAAGACTGTTGTATCACTTTAAGAATAGAGGATACAGGCGTTACTCAATGAACAGGCCAGATAAACCTGCAAGCAAGTTATCGGGTACAGAGAGAGAATTGGGTGGTATACCTAACTCGTCTGAAGCAGTAAAACAAGCGCACGCAGCATCTATAGAAACATACATAGAGAAGCATGTTGGTATTGACACAGAAGGAGTATACAGGTCTCCTGACGAAATGGGGTCAATGATGTTTTCAAAAACATTAAATGACTGGGCTCGTTTTGATATAAACAATAGAACAAAGTTTGATGCATCTATAAGTTCCGGATTAGCTATTATGGCTATACAAAAACACCTGTATCAAACAGTTAAAAAAGAGTCTAAAATTAGTCTTAACTTTGCAAGATATAATAACAAAGGAAGGTTTAGCGAAATAATCAAATGAGAGAAATAAAGAAAGCTATAAATCCATCTACATTCCCTAGTCAGTTTGTACCCGAATCTCAAAAAAATACAAAAGAGTTTGGGTTAAAGATTGGTCAATCTATTCAACACGAATGGTTTAAGAGGGATGGTGGTAGTTCTAAGTTTTTTAATCAGTGGGATTCATTCCATAAGTTACGTTTATATGCTAGAGCAGAGCAATCTGTATCAAAGTATAAGAATGAGATAGCTGTCGATGGAGACTTATCTTACATGAACTTGGATTGGACACCAGTGCCTATTATACCTAAATTTATAGATATAGTAGTTAATGGAATGTCAGACAGATTGTTTGATATAAAAGCGTATGCTCAAGATTCAATGTCTGCTGAGAAACGTAATCAATACCAAGATTCAATAGAGGCTGATATGGTTTCTAAGGATGTATTGATGAAAATTAGGGACGACTTTGGTGTTGACGCATTCAATACTGATCCTGCAAATTTACCAGAAACAGATGATGAATTAGAGTTGCACATGCAGCTTAATTACAAAGCATCTATAGAGTTAGCAGAAGAAGCTGCTATAAATACAGTTCTTGCTGAGAACAGGTATGAAGACATTAGGAAGAGAGTTCTTTATGACCTTACAACACTTGGTGTTGGTATGGCAAAGCATGAGTTTCTTCCTGGTGAGGGGGTTGTTGCTAAGTATGTAGACCCAGCAAATGTTGTTTACAGTTACACAGAAGACCCTAACTTTAAAGATTGTTATTATTGGGGAGAGGTAAAGACAGTTCCTATTGGAGAGGTTTTAAAGATTGACCCAACAGTAACAACAGAAGAGTTAAAAGAAATAGGAGAGATAAATAAAGATTGGACAAACTCTTACAGAAACAGTCAGTACTATGATACTTCGGTTTTTAGTGGAGATAGTGTAACTTTATTATACTACAATTATAAGACAACAAAGAAATTTGTTTACAAGAAAAAAGGAGAAAAAGTAATATCTAAAGAAGACACCTTTAATCCACCTCAAGAGATGATGGAGGAGAGAGGTTTTGAAAAGATAGAGAAAGTTATTGATGTTTGGTATGAGGGTGTTATGATTATGGGGACCAACATTGTACTTAAGTGGAACATGTCAGAGAATATGGTTAGACCTAAGTCAGCATCACAGAATGCTGTATCTAATTATGTTGCTTGTGCTCCAAGAATGTATAAAGGTTCTATAGAATCTATGCTAAGAAGAATGATTCCTTTTGCTGACCTTATACAAATGACGCACTTAAAATTACAGCAAGTAATACAGAAGGTAGTGCCGGATGGTGTGTTCATAGACGCAGATGGATTAAGTGAAGTAGACCTAGGAAATGGTGCTGCTTATAGCCCTGAAGACGCTTTAAAGCTTTACTTCCAAACAGGATCTGTGATAGGAAGAAGTTTTACTCAAGACGGTGAATTCAATAATGCAAGAATACCTATTCAAGAACTTGCGAAGAGTGGTAGTCAAGGTAAGATTTCAAGTCTTATTGGTAGTTACAACCACTACTTACAAATGTTGAGGGATGTTACGGGACTTAATGAAGCTAGAGATGGATCGATGCCAGACCCTAATTCTTTAGTTGGTCTACAGAAGTTAGCAGCACTAAACAGCAACACAGCTACAAGGCACGTAATGGAAGGTCTTATGGATATATCTAGAGACATAGCAACAGCTTTATCTTGTAGGATATCAGATGCACTAGAGTACTCATCATACAAAGAGGAGTTTGTAATGCAGATTGGTAAGTATAACGTAGGTCTTCTTAATGATATTAAAGACTTACAT